TATGTAGTGCTAGTTGTGTCACCCGTGGCAGGATGTGTTCCTGTCGCTTCAGTTCTATCCGTATCAACGAACGTTCCAATAGAAGTTCCTGTCCCCGAATTGTCTGTTGTGATGTTTATCTCAGCAGCGCCAGATCCAGTTGTATCCGTCGCGAACTTAGTTGTGATAACATTGGCAATATAGTTCTGAACCTCTGCATTGGTCAAAGGTTCTAGACCACTGAAAACAGCAGACGTAATTGGCGTCGTAGATGCTTTGACCTTTAGAGGATTCATTTTAGTTTAACCTGTTACCACTTGTGTCGTAAACAATAAGATTGGTAATGCGATACCAGTCTTGCGTATCCTGTGCAACTAACTGAACAGAACTATATGGTGCCAGATTAACAGCAACGTTCACAGTTCCTTCGTCAATGACGTCAGATGTGCTTGGATAAACCTTAATGGTAACCGCAGTAGTATTGATAATAGTAACAGAAACGCCTACAGCAGCAGTCGGGAGTTTGACCCCTTGGTTTGTTGTTGCCGAGGTGACAATATTGACTGTTTTTGTCAGCGCAGTTGCAGTGCCTTGATCGGTTCCTGCTGCAGCAACCGATGCAGTTACCGATGGGATAAATGCGCCAGTTAGTGTCAGGTTCTCGAACGATGGACTGTCACCAGATTGATACTTATCGTCATTGAGGTTGGTAAAGTTATCATCAACCTCATTATTTGTTAAAGGTACGCCCTTGGCGGACCTCAGTGTAATTGTGCTCATGCTTTCCTACCTTCATGATTGTTGAGAATTTGTGTTAACAAAGATTTAATTTCCGTCATCTCATTCTTTAATTCATTAATCTCAATTCCATATGACTTCATTTGTTTAAGTCTTTCACGTTGTGCATTATATGCTGCTAATTCGTGTTTATCAGTAGAGACAATTGCTTTGGAGTCTCCATCTCTAATGTATTTATTCGTATCTTGAAGTGCGAATTTTGCCATATTATACCTGCAGCGCGATTGCTCTCAGTTCCTTAAACTTAGGAACAATAGAACTGTTGTTAGAGAACATGACAATCTTAATCGCCATTTTGTCAAATTTGGTATAAGTCGCACCCGAATACGTGTATGTGAAGGGTTCATCTTCTAGTTCGTCAACTTTATTTGCCTTTGGTATTTTATATTCATACTCAACAAATCCAGCAGCGGCAGTAGAACTTAGTGGCGATACGCTCGTCTCTAGTTCCAACCAATCAAGATCTTCAAAGTTTCTAGAGTCTGATGCATTCTGCAACTTAGCATATATTCTTGCTGAAGTTCCTGCTGGTAGATAATTACTCAGATAGACCCTCAAATCTTCTGAGTTACCATCAAGATTAACTCGGCGCGAAATATATTTAGAACTTGCAGTACCAACATTAGTATCTTCATCTCTATTACCATCATCTGAATTGATGAAGTTAGAAATACAAATCAATGAACACTTTCTAAGATCGATCACAGGAGAAACTGTATCAGTCATTGTTTTCATACCAAACCGAAGATTCATTGACTTATTACCGCCAAGATCAGCAGTCTCATTTGATTTTGAGAAAATTGCTGCTTCTGTTAGGATGTCATTTGTTTCACCAAACGTCAGACGATCGTATGTAGATCCTGCACTAGATGCTCCACTTGCAGTCTTGGCATAAGTCCAAACACCCGTAGTTGGCGTGAAGTCCATGTAACCGATATTAGTCTGGATAGAGTTGATCAGTTTATTTTCAACTTCAGTAACTGTAGTTTTGATTGTTCCGTTTGTGATTATATCTGCGGCAGTAAATACACCTTCCTGCACAACAATCTTCAGAACATTATACAACGGATCATATTGCTTAACATAACCATACTTTGGTTCATCAGCATCAGAATTATGCCCCTCGACATAAACCTTTTCACCAGCAGTGAACTTGGTCGGGGTCACTGCATCATTAGAAACAAGAAGCATCTGCTCTGAAAGTGCAAGATAGTCATAGTTAGAATTCTGGAACTTGGCAGTCGAGATAACTGATGTATCAAAGACTGCGCGATACAGAGTAAACTTCATATCTTCTGCTTGCTTTTCGCTCCATGTGCGATTGTTTGCAGAAGTGAACAACATACCAACATTTGGTTGTTCTGAAATTCTCTTAGAAACACCAGAAATACCTACTTCATTTTCACCGAGTTCCGAAACCCATGCAGTATATCCAGGATCGTTACCCGCAGGTAGAAGAACGAAACAATATTCTGTATTGTTTTGCAGATATACTGGTGATGGGAATGTGAAGCGAGTTTCTGCGAATGATGTTACTTCACCTGCGAGATTCTCAGTTGATACAGCAACCTCGTCTGCACTCAAAGTAACTTCGCCGAATGGAAGAACCTTCTCTGATGGAAATCCGTTAACCATCTCACGAAGTTGTAGAGTAATTGGAGCAGTTCCCTTAGTTCTGAAGTATACATCCAGACCAGTTGCGAATGTTCCAAATGGCATACCATCAACAAAGAAACTTTGTGCGAGTGGATCTAATGCTCCGAAAGGGCCAATACCAAAGAACCCAAGATTTCCAAAATCTGGAAACCCATTATCGTCGAAATTAAACTCTACCAACTCAGGTTCTGCTGGTGGCCCAGGAGGAGGAGGTGGCGGTGGAGGCGGAGGTGGTGGCGGTATAATTGGAGGAACTGGAACTTCTCTCTCAACAACAATAGTGGGATTATTAGTAATATTAGTAATTTCTTCCACTAGAGTAATATTATTAACCACCGTATTTACAACATTGGTTTCATTAACTTCTATTGTATTGTTAGTAACATTAGAAACGTTTGTAGTGTTGTTAACAGTCGTAAAGGTGTTATTTACTGTAGTATTCTGAATTGTTCCAACTGTTCTCTCGCCGATGCGATTTGCAGTAGTATTGTTTTCAGTCACCGAACGAGAATCACTAACATTAGTGAAAGATACTTTTGCCTCTCTCGTAGAAACAACAGTTCCCTCGACCACCTGCGAAAGACCATTCGCGGAGAATGAATTTGTCGCTGAAGTTGTAATGAATGGTGATCTATTAAATGCATCGTCGCAAACTCTAAAGTTCTTGGTTCCTGTTCTAAACGTACCAGCAGGAATTTTAAACTGAATTGCAAGTTCGCCATTGGCATCAGTAACCAACGGAGCACCATAAACACCCGTTGGACCAGCAATAGCATATGCAGAATATTCTGCTGGATCAGTCGGTGATGCAGTTAGAGCAGCACTTGATAGTGGGCGACAATGTGCTGTAACATCAATACCGTCAAAGAATGGATAGATTCTTGTCAGAGGTTTTAATCTCTTAGTTTTAACTGTAATTGTTACACTTCTCATATATGGAATGATAGAAGCATTTGTTACGCGATTACCAAGATCCCTCGTCGTAGTTTCTGGAGTAACACCCATAGTCACACCTTGACGTGTTTGACGCTGCGTAGTGGTTGTCGTTGAGATCTGAATTTGCTCTTGGAAAAGAGTGTCACCAGATACGCGAGTCTGTCCACCTGTTGTAGTTGTATCGGTCGAAATCGAACGACCAGTTACGATGTCCTGCCAGTCATTCCATTGAGTTCCCCATGCATTTGCCATGGCAGCAAAGTTGTCGTAGTTGCCGTCAAAGTTTACTGCGAGGTCAGGAAGTTGTGCAGTATCTGTCCAGTTATCAACTGGAGGATCTAGGGTCATATCTCCAATGTAATTGAATAGGAGTTCTCCAACGCAGTTTCTAGACTTCGAAGCAAATTTATTCTGAGTAAGAACACCATAGTTATATGGAAGTGTTAGAAGATCGCCTGTCTTTTTTACGCCAATAGAATTTGCAGAATCAAAAATTAGATCAACATTTTCGATATTAAAGTAAGGACGGAGTTCTTGATTGACTGCATCAATCGAGCAACTATAGTTGAGATCCTTTGGATTACCTACATTGTGTCCAGTAAACGCATCTACTAGAATACCATGTTTAAATCTATTCAACATTTCATCTGTGGCACTCGGAATAAACAGAGACTCTGTTGCTTTTTCGAGAAGTGTCAGAGTAGTATAATATTCTAGGCGAGAAACACGTTGTTCAATTGCACCAATATCGCGCATTGTATAGCGTCGATTATCAAGGGTGCGGAAAGTTACACCATATTCATTGCGCCCTGTTGACTTTGCAACATTAGGAGCAAGCGAAGGATATGGTGGAATTGTAACGATCGCAATACACATCGCGTTTTCTGGAGTAAGTGGTTCGACAGGAGTTAGTGATGGAGTTCCACTAACTGCGCTGAACACTCCATGGTCATCCATTACGATCTTGTCTTTACGACCAACGTAATATTCGTAGTTGATATTAATTTCTTGCTCAGGACGAGGAATAGTAAGATTACTCAATCCCAATGGTTTAAATATTGTTCCAGTTGAATTTGCTGGATTGACTGGTACTGACTCGATTGTTGCAAATGTAGCAGGTGTAACTGAGTCGGTAATTCTTACTCGGAAGTCCAGCGTGTCGCGTAGGTCATACGATTCACCAGTCGTTGGTGAAGTATAAATTGGAATCTCGTATGTCTTGATAAAGGCACTATCAGGTTCTGCACTATCCAATACATCATATGAGTCGACCGCGAAGTAACCAGCATTCGTTGACAATGTGACATGAGTAAAGTAACTAAACTTGACAATCAGATTAAAACCTTCCAGGGAAGGTGCATTATTTGCTTGTATAAGTTTAGCAAGTTCGTATGTGTTATCACGCTGACCATTATCCAACGTATATTGCGAGGTGATATCAGTACCTGTTGTTACAGCGGCCGCACGTGTAGTGGTTCCAACTGGTGCTCTGTAAACAGCATCAACAGAGAATACGTCAGCAACGCCCAAGTTTAATGACGCAGCGCCATCTACCTTGAAGAAGTATTGATTATTGTTACCTGTACCCGAAAGATTTATTGCTGAACCACCCGAAGATGCAGAAACCGAAAATGTATTCGTCCCAAGATTGATTGCGAAATATTCAGTTCCATCAGTAAGTCCGCCGATCGGAGTTCCGCCATTCGCTTTATACTTGATTTTATCATTCGTTTGCAGACCGTGATTATTATATGTAATAACTTCAGTGCTAGTATTTACTCCAGTAGTAGGAATTTTTAGTGAAAGGTCAAACGCAACATGTCTCGCTCGGTTCAGAGTTTTCCTAAGAGGCGCAGCAAAGTTTGCTTCGACTGTAGAATATACTGTAACCGTATCAGAGAAACCAAGTCCAGAAAAACTAATAATTTGCGAAGAAGGATCCTGTGCATCAACTGTGCCTACTGTTAGATCAACAATTGCACCACCAGTATCTCGAACCATCAAAAGATTTCTATTGATGTAAGTTTCAATCGCATCATTTTGATCTTGGATAAAGAACTCATTGCCCGATAGTGTAATGCTACCAACACCCGATGTTATATCAATATTTTCATATACCTTAGTATAATATAACGATGTTTCATAACTACCAGAAGGAAATGGTGGTTTGATTGTCTTAGTAGCACGCGATGGCATTCTATAGAGTAGTTTATTATATTGTGATGACTTCAATACAGATTCAACAACGTCAGCATAACCATCGTTGGTTCCACTGGTCGAGTAATACAATCCACTAACGTCGGCGAAGTCTCCTGCTGTCATCTGAACATCGTAAACGTAGATGTTATACACTGCAGTTGCAGTTCCTGGAGCATCAGGTCCAACATGTTCAATGTGACGAACACGAGCAGTACCAATTTCAGTACCTTGAACTGCTGTCTGTGAACCAGAAACGCCGTTTTGCGGGTCGGTGCGTAGAGAAATCTTAGAACCATCTAGTGGCAGAACACCCTTATAGTCTGTTACTACAACATAGTTGCCATAAGCAGAACTAATGGGAACACTATATTTCTGTACGGTGTCAATACCCTTTTCAGTAATAGCATATTCTGTCTGGCGAGTTTCGTACTCATAACCGCGAACATATGCTTTACCCGCTTCAAGACCGACTGCAAGAAGAAATTCATCACCACCAAGTTCTTCGGTATAAAGACCGTTATTGCCACCAACATTTAGATGTTCGCGAACAAGAACAGGAAATGCCTTTGTCGTATAATTACCTGATTCATCATATGTTCTGCGTGCTAGATTGTCGCCAAGTTTGGCATAGATGTCAGAGGTATGTGTTCTATTAAGACCACCAGAAACAACTGTTGCAACTTCATAATATCCGTCTGGGATTGTATCCCCAATATTGACGAAAATTAGGTCAGTCGATACATAGTATCTATCTGCGCCAGGAGCAGCAAAGTTATATGTGCCTTGTGCTGGATCGAGAAGAGTCTCGCCCACTACACCGTCTCCCGTGTCTAATACTTGCTCATCTGCACCAACGCATACACTACCAGTTGGGTTGCCAGTATACTTTGAAAGATAAATTGTCTGCGAACTATGGAGAATAAATTTACCGTCGATATAAAGAATACCTTCACCGACAGTCATGCGAGTGGCACGACCCCAATAGTTATTTGTCAATACGTCAGTATCAACTTCAAGTGCTTGAACAGTAAATATATCATCTGCTAGAGGGTCTGTATCCTCTGGGTCTGGAGTTGGCAAAACTGTAAGAGTTTCTGCGCCAGTGAAGTGGACAGCATTTGTGCTACCATCACCGCTTGTGTATCTCAGGTAAAGAGTTCCTGGATCTGTTGCTGTTGCTTCAATTGCGTCTACGATTACTGCTGTAAGATTGTTACCGCCCTCGACTGTTCTACCGATATATTCTGGCAGTCGTGCATTTCCAGCAGCATTTGCATCAATTTTTACATATGATAATTCATTATCAATCTGAACGTCGCAACCTGAAACGATCGCGCCATTCTTGAAAATATGGTCGCCGAACTTATTAACTTGATTTTGGAGAATGGTTTGTAATTGTGTAAGTTCGCGAGCCTGAACCGCATATCCAGGTTTGAAGAGAATTCTATGAAACTTGTTCGCCTCATCAAAGTCATCATAATACGGAGATGTATTTAAATTCAGTGCCATATTTTCCTACTTCTTTTAAAAATTGATCAATGCTCTGATTTTTTCGACTTGATCAGATGTTCTAATTATTTTAACTCTATTATCTAGATATATGATTTCACCAGTTCTATTGTCAACTTCTGGTTCCAGATAATCAACAAGAATAGGTTCTGCTACTGTACCTATATTAAAGGAATCGGGTACAATAGATCCTAATGCCACTTCTGTATTCACATTAGTCAACTGAGTCGATACATAAAGTTTTGGTATAATAGGCAACAAGTGAATTCTATCTACGACACCATCATTATTACTATCTTCTTTTTGGACAACAATGAATCTTCCTCCATCATCGCCCTCAATAACATCATCATAATCTACCAATTCAGGATTATTTATTACGACAACATAACAACAATTGCCAGTATTTGAAGTAAAGTTACTAGAAGATCCGAAAATTCTAGGATTCTTTACAATACCTAATTGTCTAAAGTCGTTGTTTAGGAATGTGTCAGAGGTTTCATTGGTAAGAGAAACCGTCAACGATAAACTCTTAGCAAACAACTCTTTCTGTGGGTTCGACCCGTGTCCACCATATGGTGAGATAATTGCTCTGAACCTTGCGCCAGTTCCTGGAGAATTTTCAGAAGCATTAACTACAGAAATTTCAGCAAAACTATAACCAGATCCTGGATTTGTAATAGTAATGCCAGTAACTTCGCCGTTAGTTAATGTCAATCTTGCTTGCGCATCTTGTCCATCACCTACAATAGAGACAGAGGCATCCCCTTGGATGTAACTATTTCCACTTGAGAGAATTACTATTCTGTCAATAGTTCCAGGAATGGCGGCCGCCTCCACATTTTCTTGTGGTGTGCCACCCTCAGTAAATCCAAGCACCGCAGCTGCAGCTGCAGTTTCGGTAATTGAATCACCAGCGACAGGAATGAAATTGATATTCGCAAACGAGAATCCAGATCCAGGTTCGGTTACTGTGACTGAAACTACTTTACCAGCAGTTGCACCTGTTCCCAAAGCAGCAGTTGCTCTGGCACCAGTATAACCTAAACCACCGTTTGTTACAGTAATTCCAGTAATTACACCCCCCGTGATAACTGCAGAAGCAGTTGCTCCAGTACCAGTACCTCCTGCAAGATACACCTTAGTTCCTTCGAATGTTAGCGAATGTGCATCGCCAATACCGAATGAAGTAAAGTCAATCGCAACATCTGTATCTGCATCATCATATGAAGTGGCGAGTTTAATTGTATTTGCATCAATACGAATTACATAATACGATCTATTGTGTGTTAATCCACCAATAGAATTTCCGCCGCCATTTGAATATTTGACGAGATCAAGGTTCGTAAACCCATGACTAGTGATACTAATTTCGTCGGTCGTGAGTGAAATATCACCCGTAGAGGATCCATCAAAGGTTTTAGAGAGCGCAGATCTATACCCCGATCCACCATTCGTTACTACGATTTGCGAAACAATATCTTGATTTGCTCCATTTGTAGCACAAGTAGCAAATGCTTCTGCATCTTGTCCTGTGGTACTGTCGATGATTACATCAGGTGCAGATTTACCGTCGCCCTGAATACGAACATACGGTGCAGATGAGTATCCTGAACCACCGAACGTAACATCAATTCTGTCTACAAACCCGTTTACGTCATATTGTGGTTCACCAAACCCAGACATCTTACGAACTGGAATATGCGTTGGTGTTAGAAACTTGGTGACATCACCTGCTTCGACACGAAACATAAATTTCCAAATATAACCGTCTGATGTTTCAAACGCATTCGTATCTGTTCCTGTAGGTTTGACTGTGCTTGCAGATGGAAGATCAGAGGATGCATCACCTCTTTTACCATTACTGATACATTTATATACGTTATATTCATCAGTTATAACATAGAACCTAGCAGTCGATAATGATGATGCACCCCCATCTGGTGCAATCAATCTTCCGTTCGCATTAGTTTGCCCATATAAATCATCATATTGAGCGTAAACTGTACCTAGTGTCCAATTATATCTTGGTGCCATTAAGACCGCATCATTTGCATTTATTCTTTTTACAAACAATGTGTTTCTATGAGACGTGTTTGAGTATGACACAGAGTCAACAGGTTGCTCTGGGTTTTCCTCACCATGAGGTGGGTTCTCGTCCCATTCGAGAGTGCGGGAGACAAAGAAATAGTAGTAATCGTTTTCGTTGTAAATGTCACGATAAACGCTTCTTGCTATTTCTTGTCGCCCTTGCGATCTTAGAAGAAGTGGCATGTTATATTACGATACAGTAACCGTCCAAGTGATAGTCATGCTGTCTGATGCGCCCTTGTTGATAACATCAAACACGGTGCGGCAAAGCATATCACCTGATGTTGAAGCATTGAAGATTCCTGCCTCAACAACTGCACCAGTACCTTCGCCTGCAGCGAAAGTTGCAACATATTCAACAGCGTTGAGAGTTGCAGTCGAACTTGTCAACGCCTTGCGCGAACCAAGAATCGATCCAACGTTGGTATCACCTGCCGCTGCAGCAGTGTCGTCTGAACCAACTGCCATGTGAGACATAACATTCTTTGAAGTCCCGACCATACGCGATGCGATATAGTTAAGACCTGTATCAACAACAAGGTTTGTTGTTTCGATATCGTGCTTGATTTCGCCTGTCACTTCGTCTTGAACGACGATGCGAAGTTTACCAGTAGCACCTGCGATTTTTTCTTTGAGATTCATTTGAGTTACCTTCTTCTAGTTAAAAATAAACGGCTTGACCAACAAAGTCTGAACCAAAATCACCGTTGACATAATCTTGAGTGTTAATAATTCCTGAATCAGTTATGCCAAGCATGTCCCCGATTCCTTTATTTATAATCATTCTTGAACTCTCATTCACTCCAACCATATCAATATGCGGAATTTCGTCTTCGATGAAAATAATTTCTGAGGTTTCTGCGCCATCTGCACTGGAGATTTGCAAAACCTTATTATAGTAGTCCAGAGTTGTTGCAATTTCTGTTTTAGTTAGAAGATTACTAATGATAGAATCTTCAGAAACAATAAATGAATCCGCCAAAGTCGGGAGTGCAGTTGTGATAGATTTGGCATCTGATGCAAAAATTGTTTCAGACAATACTTTATTGATTACAAATCCTGGACGCTCTATTGATATGCTTGCAGTGTCTGTGATAACTTTGCCAAACGAAATTATATCAATGATATCGGATGAACTATAAGAATCCGAAACGTTTTTACCAAACGCAACTTCAATTGTTTCCTCTGCATTCCATGCAAATTCAGTACCACTATAATCAGGATTTGCCCAGAAATCTCTAGTAACCCAAAGCGGATCTTCTATTAGAGTTTTACCAAAATCGACTGCAGTAGTATGCGAGGTATAGAACGCATCATTAAATAGTCTAACATATTGAACAACTCTGCTGAAGGAATCGATCAGAGTTGTTTCTTCGTCAAACTCTCTGACATATTGCACGACACGATCGAAAGAATCGGTCGACGATATTTCTTCATTAAAAAGTCTGACATATTGAACTACACGATCAAATGAATCGCTTAGAGAAGTTCCTTCGTCGAACACTCTAAAATATTGCACGACACGATCGAAAGAATCGGTTGGTGTTGCAACATCGTTAAACTCTCTGAAATATTGAACAACACGGTCGAAAGAATCGACCATAGAAGTAGCATCTTCTTCGGTATCATAGAGTCCCTTGTCGTAAAGTAAATCTACTGAATCTGACAGATTTGTGAGATCAGAAAGAACCTTATAGAAGTGCACTTTTAGTAAGTCTGAATCTGCTGATGCATATTCAGTTGGGACATAGTCGGGAATCGCATAGTAAGATCTGCGCCCATCAACATTATCTAATAGAACCTTTTCAAAATCAACAGATCTAGTTTGGTCATTGATCACCGTAATGTCACCAAAGAATTCATTGAGCACTAGGATTTCTAGAACACCAATATAATCAACCATATCGATTGTCTGTGTGATGAGCAATTCACCAAATACCGCCATACCAGCAGGATGCACAGTTTTATTAATTATTGGTAACCATGTATTCGAGGTCACGCCAGATTTAATTACGTAGGAATAGTTCTGGTAATAATAATTGTCTTGTAGTTTGTTGATGTTCGACAACATACCACGGGAATCTTTAAATCTACCTGCCTTTACGAGAACGGCACCAGTGGTAAATGCAAGAACTGCTTCACATCCATTTGGAGATATGATGGTTGTTTGGAATTGTTCCTGCTCGAACTCGAATCCTGTATTGAAGATGGTAACAGCAGTAACGCATCCAGATTCATCAATGGATGAAATTCTAATCGATGCTCTGTTATCGCGATTGACCCTAATATATTCATCACCAATATTGAAGAATGGATCATTAATACCATCAGCAAATCTTTCGGCATCATATGTTCCATACTCTAATGGATTTGCATCGATAGCATCGATGAGAGTGTCTGTGACAGCAGACATCGGTGGATCTATTACGTATTGACCGACAACACTTTGCTCGTCGATTTGATAAATCTGCCCGACCCTAAATCCACAATCGTCATCGACGCCATCACCATCACAGGAAATAACTTCTACTGTAGATAATTGACGGATAACATAACCATAAATCGTATTGGGATCTGATGGCAGATGAATATGAGTTCGAATAGAGTCTGTAGAAAAGACTACTTCAATACTTTCTTCTTCATTCTCATCATCATTTTCAATATAACCAGATCCACCTTGGATGACAGCAATCGTATCAACTTCACCATCTACAATGTTTGCACGAAGAACTGCACCTGATCCGTTTGTGCCAGTTAAAGTTATTTCTGGGGCAGCATAAAACCCTGATCCACCAGAAACGACTGTTACACTTGTGATTACTCCACTAGTTATGTTGAGTGTTGCAACTGCACCTGCACCTGGAACTTTTAGAGGAGAATTCTTAGGAAGTGATACATTGAGTTCGTAAATTGCTGGTAGAGTGTATGCTAGTTTCTTTACGCCAGTTACCGTCGTTTCGATTGTCTTTGGAAAAATCTGAACGCCAGTATTTTCGTAATAAACTAAATTACAAATCTTACCTTGTAAGGTAAATGGATCAACGTCATCATCACCTTCGATTATTCTAATAATAACATCTTCAATCCAAACACCATCTGATGCTTTTAGGATGTGCGTCGAGGGGTAAAAGAATTCTACCGTTTCATCATATAGGATCTTGAACAGAAGTTCGATTGAATCTTCTGCACCCTTAGATTCATAAAAATCGCGAATCAGTTTTACGAGTCTGCGTTGATTGACAAGCACATTTTTTGGAATGTCTACTGCATATTGCGATCTAAATTGCTCAATGAATGCTTCTAATGTAGTATCGACATCAGAATAATCTTTTGCGCTCAAAAGAAAATTGTTGACTTCTCCTGATTGATCAAGAAAACGATAATAACCTTCTAGAAAGGTTACGAATCCAGTATATTCATTTTGAACAAATTCGGGAAGTTGCTCCTGAATGAGAAACTCTAGTTTATTCTTATATGGAGGATCGCCAATTATTGCAGTTATTGATGCACCTTCCCCTTCATCATCTTCGATAGTGACAGTAGGGGGAGTAGTGAAACCAGATCCCTGATTGATAATATTCAATGCAGTAATTTTACCGCCAACAACAGTTGCTTCTACTGATGCGCCAATACCACCACCACCATCAATTTCAATAGTTGGCGAGACATAGTTATTCCCGCCTGAGATTATGGTAAATCCAGTAACAACTTTCTTGGATGGTGGAATAAGATTCATTATGTTGTAACCGTTACCTGTAGACCCGTAGTAATATTAGCAGCAACATTAGCAGCACTATCTTGATCTAATTTGAGCAGAGAATTTCTAGAAATCGTAGGAATAATTGCTCCCGTATAATCTTCGAGAGTTCTTGTTAAAATTTTAGTTGTAATATCTGCTGTGACATTTTGTGGTTTGACGTAAATTCTAAATGCATTTGCACCACCCAACAAAGAGATAAAATAGCAGGTCGGTATAAGTATTTTGCCTGTTCCGTAATTTATTGTTCCGAAACTAGAAGATAGAACTACATCAGTGCCAATTTGTTTCAGGTAAATTGTTCCAGTTCCCAATGGATCTGGAGGAGATTGATCTGGAACATCAACCATATATGCGTCATAATAGGTATTATTTAACAACGTATTAAAATACGTAGAACGCAAACTATTTGGTTGCACAGGTTGTCCGAAATTTGGATCCAATCTGAATGAAATTTGATTTGATACTACACCAGTGAACCGTTTATGTAAAGTAAGATCAATATTATTCGTAATGATCGAACTAGAAGTATCCATGATTTCTGCACTCAATTTTGAATAGTAGAAATCTTGCGCAAGTTTATTCACATTAAGGTCGAAGTGATCGATTACAGATTGTCTAACTCTAGTAGCAAGTTCGGATGAAGTTTCGAAAGTTTTCTTCTGATCATATTTAATTGTCGAATTAACACTGATGAATGTATATTCGGGATCAACAAAAACAGGTTGGATCGAGACTACACTCTTTGGTGCGATAATATCTCGCGCGATTGTATCCTTATCTGATTCTGTGATAACCGTGCCAGCAACTGGATCTAAACAAATAAACACTCTACCATAAATCGGCGGATCATTAATTTCTCCACCCCAAACACTGATAGAATTAATTCCAGGGAATCTTCTCTTAATCAGAGTTGCGTAGTCATCAGAGGTTACTGCACGATCTCTGGTTGTATTGAATTTTGGTGCATTGAATTTAATACTATCAATGCTCTCTGCTTGCGCACCACGAGAAGCACGTGTAATGACTTCTACTGTTTTAGTCTCTGTCGATCCAGTAAGGATATTACTCACAGAAAAATTGGATAAGTTATTTGCGCCATCTGCAGAACCAACAAAATATTCAACAGTAATAATATCACCGTATTCTAATTGCTTCCCTAAAATGTTATCGCCAAATACGATTTGGTATAAACCGTCATAACCCATCTCAATCCAAAACACATTACTATTATTATCGATGTTAAGATATGTATCTGAATAATTGAAAGACGTAGTTATATCATCACTTGGGGTTTGAACAGAAACCGTAACCGTAGTAATATCTACATTTTTGTTTGGAATGATAAATGGTCCAGACAGAGTTGTACTATCTGCAAAGAATGTATTTGCGACTCTGTTGCCTTCGATTAATTTAATATCCCCGAATGTAAATGTTTTTATCGATCCATTTTGATCTGATACAGTAACAGTATAATCGTCATCAGGTTTAAATGAGTATACACCACTTGGTACTAGGTCAGAAGGAATTCCTGTCGCAGTAAAAGAAGTGTTTTTAGATAATGTGAGAGAATCTGGACCGTAGTTTGCTGGTGCGACTACTTCTAATGAGACTTCTGCTCTTGCACAAGTCTGAGAATTTGGTAAATACCCCATTGTCTTTGCAATAGAAACAACAGAAGATCTTTTTAACGCACTATCGAGGAACATTTCATTAGCAAGAAGATGTGCAAGAGTAGCATTGTAGTGCGTATTATATGCAAGAACATCGAGTAGGACTGACATTGCAGATCCCTCGAAATTATAATCTGAAAATTCATCCTGTGAAGCAAGATATTCTTTCAGGTTTTGCTTGATTCCGTGGAAATCAAGTTCTGTTACTCTAAGTTCTGCCATTTAGCGAGCTCTCTTTAAGAATGTTGAATATGTAATTGGTTCGGGATTGCCGACTACATAGAAACTGATGGTTATGTCATATTGATTAAGGTCAAAATTTGGTGACACCTCAACCAATTCAAGTTTACATCTAGGTTCGAACTGAGTGATCAGAAGCGTAATTTGTGCCTCTAACATGTTTGCAGTAACGAGATCCATAGGTTCAAACAACATCATATAAATCGGCGAACCAACAATATAGTTAAACGGTCTTTCACCGTTCGCAGTCAACAATAATATTCTAAGCGATTGCTTAACTGAATTGATGTCAAACTTCATCCCCAAGTCACCCGTTCCAGGATGCGGAGTAAAGGAAAGATCTAAATCTTTGTATATTCTGACTGTCTTCATAATACTTATTTATATGCCTTTTAGTATTTTTTAAACGATCCATTTGCCGAAACACGTTTGTGATTATACATGGTAAAGTGTTGGTATCGATTCCCAGATTGTTTAAATGAGATATGAATCCAGTGTCCGCCCGAAGGTAGATATTCTAGAAGAACTTGATCGTAAGGAACGTTTTTGATAATCCACTGCACAATCTCGTCATGATATTTCGCCTTACTCATACCGTTGAATTTCATATCAACTGCCTGCCCGAGCATATGCTGCGAGGTTGTTGATCCTCCAGATGGAATATAATCTCGGAATCCTGATGTGAAATACATTCCAGGGAACTTAGTTCTGATTGGATCTAAGCAGTTTACTGCCAAACAGCGCATGTTTGCAATCATGTCTGCTTTGCTGAATCCACCATACGCTCTCAACTTACCCTTGACCATTACATCTTTTAAGGTAAATTTATCAGAGATTTTCATCCCATAATTTACGCCATTTGAAATGTTAATATCTGGGAGTTTGGTTCCAGTCTTAGTTACATTACATGCAGTAGGTGCGACCTTTCCGCTTTCTGGACTACTTGATCCATCTTCTCCAGGAGTCGCGCTATCCTCAATACCTGCAGCGTTGCTATCTGCAATACCATCTTCGCCATCATAATCCATACCCTTTGCTTCATCCGGAGAGACACCACCGCCACCTCCAACAAATTCAGGTTCACTTGGAGTCATCGGTGAAACTGGATCTGCAACAATAGTAATATCAGGAGGAGTACCATCCGATGCGGTCACCGCAGAACCTGCGCTTCCAGGATTTACTGTAATGATTGCACCATCAACATTGGTAGCACCACCACCCTTAACATTCATCGTTGAACCTGCTTGGATATTTGTCTTACCAGATGCCTTGATGTTTGTCTCTGCGCCGTAAACATTCGCCTTCGCGTCGGACTTAATGTTAATATCAGAGGTAGCATCAATATTAATCTTGTTGTTGGACAGAATGTCCACGCTTGTCGCAGATCCAAGACGCCAAGAACCTGAAGTGGCAGAGTCAATATTACCATTGACATCCATTGAATAATCACCATCGACGCGAGTAGCAAAGGTTCCTTTGACAGCAAGGTTCATGTTGCCACCGACTTTCCAGTCAACGTTTCCGTGTGTATCGATATTCGTATTACCACCGACTGTAAGATTACAGTTGTTTGCTACATAGATATTACAACTGCCACCAACGTGAACATTTGCCTTGCCTTCGATCGTAATAACACCATTGCGATCGATAACCGTATAACCGTCACCAATAATTTTATTTACCTGCGAACCATCTGGTCGCATTTCTTGGAACGTGCCTGATTTATGATTTAGAGAAACACGTTCTGCATTCGGCGTATCATCAAATTCCATAGTGTGACCAGATTCACTCTGGTAGGTATGGTTGTATGGATACTCAGCAGCAAAGGCAGACTTCGGTTGAGAAACAGACTCGCCTGTTCGACCAGCAATAGGTTTCGAAGTTGTCCTTTGTGCATCATGTTGACCGTGGATCGTTTGATCCTGTGGTAGTGCTTTAGTTTCTCCTGGATTTTTCCCAACCGCGAGTGCATTGACATCACCGTTACCTGCTTCGAGATATTCTTTCTTGGGATAGACATTATTTGGATCTTTATATCCCTTTGTCGGATCAGTATCTCGAAGTCCCTCGTTTGTGGGTTGATTTGCCACAGTTGGTTTTGCCTGAACAAGTTCTGCTGGGTTGGGTGCAGAGATTGTTGGTGATCCAGGTTTTGTTTGTAGAAGATCGTCTAATAATTTGTTTGCCGAAAACCCAACCCCAAAGAAATCCATGGAAGTTTTTCCACTAGAACTGGTTTTAATCAATCCATTTGCGAACTTAATCGCTGTGTCGATTCCCTGACCATTAGCAACAGACAGCATTCCCATGATAACATCTTTGGGTGAATCCGCTGTAATTGCCTTTGCAGAAAGAAGAGATTTGATATTTCTATCGAGCAAAGAAACCATAGCATTGTTTTGGGAAGATGGATCGTTTAAAAATCCACCACCACCGCCGCCAAGATTAGTAATCTGCTCGATGTGAGCATCATCGATAATTTCTGTGACTTCTTTTTCATGTGTATCAACCAAAGAAGTAACTACAGAGACTGCATTCGTTAAATTTTCAACAGAAGGTGCTATTCTGAATGGATCAAAAGAAACATCAATTGCTTCATTTACTGCAGATGTTTTTCTATCAATTTGGTTGGAAACTAATTCAAATGCAACCTTAGTTGCAGATGGAAGTTTGACTGAATTAGTAATTAATGCAGTAGCAGATTTTACCGCAGAAGAAGTAAGTGTCTTTGTTATGGTGTTAACCATTTTATTTGTAGTGCTTAATACTTCATTCGATCCTGAGGCAGATGTTGTCAATGCAATCTTTGTAGTAAGACCAGACCCCTCCTTAGAAAGAGTGTTTTTAACAGAAGAAACTGCGGATCCTACCGAACCGTTTGCTTGGTTGACAACTGTATTTGCAATCGCTGCTGCACTGCCAATTTTCGCAGTCCAGATTTTAGGATCAGCGAGAGCAGCAAAGTTTAGATTATTACCAACATTACCAATGTTCGTTGGAATCGGAAGTCCCAATTTATTAAGAGCATCAAGCGCAAAGTTTTTACCGAGGTTTTTACCAATCAATCCACCAAGACCAAACTTCGCGAGAGAATCAGATGACTGTTCTCTAATCCAAGTTTTCTTTGTCAGTATTGAAATGTCAGGAATATTCTTTTTAATATTCTCTAATGTTTTTTCGATAGCATTAGGCGCGACTGCACCAACAGTCTGTAGGGCCTCGAGATTGAAACCATATGCCCCGACTTTACCACTATCTGAAATTGTAGAATGTGAACCGCCGCCAACATCATGCGCGATGGATCCCATCAATTGCTTAATTTCTGTCGCAGAAAGAACCTTGCTTATTT